CCGCTTGAGCAAGAGATCGAGATCATCGCGTCCGCACTTCGTGAACGCGACGCTGCCAAGCGAAAAGCCGAAGCACTCGCACGCCTCAAGGATCTTCTCGCAGAGGAATAAACCAATGGCCGAAATCACCGACCAGCAAATTGCCGACGCCGCGGCACAGCCGCAAGCCATTAGCGCTGATGGAATCAACGTCAACCAGCGTTCCCTCAAGGAATTGATGGACGCTCAAGACAACCTCGCGCAGAAGAACGCTGAGAAGCCACGGCGTGGGCTGCTGTTCTCTAAACTCGTCCCTGGCTCAGCCCGAGGCCAGTGATGACCTGGTGGGCCACGCTCGTTGCTGCTGTTCTGCAATGGCTCAGCAAATCCACCGGTCGGCAAATGGCGATCGGTGCGGCGCTGGTGCTCATCCTGCTGGGGATCTTGTTCGGATCCACGGCTACGGTCGTCTTTGGTGGTGCTCTGTTGTTTTTTTTCTTGAGTCGCCCACATGCCAATCCTTGACCAGTACGGGCAGACTATCGACACCCAATCGATCGCGCTCGCGCATCGAATCGCCAAGCAACGCGCCCGCCGCGATTCGCTCAGCGCCTCATACGACGCCGCAGCCGAGACCAGGGAATCAGCCAAGCACTGGCGATGGGCTGACCATCATTCCGCCGCTGCGGCCAATTCGTCTAGCGTTCGCAAAACCCTTCGCCAGCGATCACGCTACGAGATCCTCGAATCAAATTCGTTCGCCAAGGGGATCGCGCTTACGTTGTCCAACGACACTATCAGCACCGGTCCAGCGTTGCAAGTGATGCTCCCGGATCCCGCAGCATCGCGAGCCCTCGAGCAGCGGTGGCGCAAGTGGAGTAAGGACGTCAAGCTCGCTGATAAACTGCGGACCGCCCGCCTGGCCAAACTGGTCGACGGCGAGACGGTCATCCTCAAGGGGAACAACCGCCGATCCCGCAACCCCGTGCAGCTCGACGTTCGCGTCATCGAAGCGGATATGCTCGCGACGCCCAACTACATGGACGGATTCCCCAACCAAGTCGATGGGATCGTATTTGACGAGTGGGGCCAGCCGATCGAGTACCACGTCCTGAAAGGTCACCCGGGCGACGTGTGGCCGTGGAAGGCATGGGATTACGAGACCATTGACCCGGACGATCTGATCCACCTGTTCCGCAGCGAGCGACCTGGCCAACAACGAGGCATCCCCGAGATGACTCCGGCCCTCCCGCTGTTTGCACAACTGCGACGCTACACCCTCGCCGTGATCGCTGCCGCAGAGAATGCCGCCGATTTCTCTGCGGTCCTGAAAACACAATCCAGCGCGTTCGATTCCGCAACTGATGGGATCGATGACATCGATCCATTTGACGGTGTCCAAATCGATCGCGGGATGATGGTCTCATTGCCACGCGGTTGGGATCTCACGCAATTCAAGCCCGAGCAACCGACCACGACTTACGAGGGATTCCGCAATGCGATCCTCAACGAAATCGCCCGCTGCGTGCACATGCCGAGCAACAAAGCCCTCGCGGACTCATCCAAATACAACTACAGCTCTGGCCGCCTCGATCATCAAACGTACTACGAAGCGATCTCAGTCGAACGCTCCCAATGGGAAATCGAATGCCTCGACCGCATTTTTGAGTGGTGGCTCGATGAAGCCCTCATGCTCACCGGTTATCTGCCGGCACTTGAGCCGATGGACGAGATCCCGCACGTGTGGCGATGGCCACCGAACCGCGATGTTAACCCCAGCGAAGTTGCCGACGCAAACATTCGTTTGATCGATGCCGGACTCAAGACGCGGCAACAATATCTCATCGAGCAAAACATCGACCCCGAGTCGCACGCCCAGCAGCTCGACGAGGAGGGATGGGTCAACCCCAACGCACCCGAGCCGACCGAGGCACCGATCGCCACCGATGTCGATCCGTTGGGACCGGTCGACGACGTTGCGAAATCCGCGCTCAATGGTGCCCAGGTCGCCAGCTTGGTGCAGATCGTCAACGCGGTCGCCATGGGCACCATGCCACCGGACACGGCCAAGGCGGTTATTGCCAGCGCGTTCCCGACCATGGACTCGGCTGAAATCGATTCGATTGTGGATCCGATCAAGCCCGGCAGTGTAACACCTGACGGCACCCCCGCACCTGCCGCAGCCGAGGCACCAATCGGCCCAGATGGCGATCCGGTGCCAAGTGCCGAGCCACCGCCTGGCGAGTTCGCGAACCTGTCTCGCCAGCAACTCAAACGCCAGATGGCCGCGATCGATGACGGGCTCAATAAAGTCAAGTCAGGTGAATGGACCGTGCAACGTGCTCGCGTGTTCTACGGATCGATCGGACTGACTCAGCAGACGATCGACAATTTGCTCGACGAGTTCGAGCCATCTACCGAGGCCGACGCGACTGCCACTGCCGAAACCCCGCCGACTCCGTGATCGCCGTTTCGACCGCCGCCACCTTGGACGGCACGGTGTCGAGGTATTCGACGATCGGCACCGCAAGCTTGAACGTCACTGGTCGCTTTGCGTTTGGATCCGGCTTACGGCCAGCGCCCTCGCGAGCGCCGCCTTGCTTGGTTTTTTTCTTGCGTGGCATTGAATCACCATCCGCCTTCGTTCCACTCGGCGTAGGTCATATTGGCCGGTTCGTCCGTTTGCACTACGTCAAACTTTGCGTCTGCAAAAATTGTCTTTGCGGTTTGCATTGCTTCGGTGGCTTCTTTTTCCGTGCCAAACACCACGCCATCAAGTCCTGTGTTTTCTGCTGCTGTGATTACTTTGTAGCTCATTTATCTACTCCCTGTCAAAAACTGCCGGAGCCCATCCCGGCGTGTGGGCGGGTGGACTAATCGACGACGACAAAAGAAAACTTGCCGTCAACCAGGGTGGACGTATCGCCAATCTTGCGAAACTGAACATTAAAGTCCAGGGCTTTTTTTCCCCTGAACATCTGCACCACCTTGGCTTCCAGTCCATTGTTTCCGTAAACGTTTTTTTCTGCGGCCAACTTGATTGCGTTTTCTTTGCTCATCATCTCACCCTTTGCGTTCGTTTCCCGCGTCGCCCCGTGCGTCGCTTGTGTACGTGATTATATCGGCTCTTTGAAATCAGACAATACCGAAATCATAAAAAATGGGGAAAGATTTTTGGAGAGCATTTTGGCGACGTCAATAAAATGATCGGCTTGGCGGGGATCCCCATTTGTAACACCCGTTGGACGGGTTTTTAGGGTGTGGTGGTAATGTCGATTGCATGACCAAATCGACCACACGGGCTCGCCTTGAGCAAGCCCGGCGACGACGCGAGAAGCGCCTCGCCCGAAATCGCGATCGGCTCCACGCCGCCGAGGATCGTGGGCTCGACCTGCGAGCCACCGGTGAGCCTCTGTCGTTGTGTGCCTCGGAAACCTTAACGCCCACGCTGCCGCGCTTTTCCGCAGTGGCTTACACGGGCGGGCCAATGTTTCCAAAGCTGGCTATCGCGTGGAATGGACCGGTGTACGTCGATTTGGCTGGCATGGAATCGGTGGGCACGAATCCCATTCACCGAGACCACGACGAGGGGAAGCCAATCGGTCATTCCGTGTCTGTAGACAACGACGGCACGCGATTGGTTTGCTCCGGGGTTTTTTCGGTCAACTCAATCGATACCTCCGAGATCGTGGAGTCGGCCAAACAGGGATTCCCATGGCGCCCCAGTGTGGGCGTCAAGATCGTTTCCTACACCACCCTTCAAGCAGGCCAAACGGCCAGCATCAATGGACGCATCGTCGAGGGCCCAGCTCTCTGGGTCAAGCGATCGGTCCTCAAAGAAATCTCCCTCGTCACCATCCCTGGCGACGATTCCGCCACCATCTCCATCGCCGCGAGCCAAGCCACGCCCATGGTCCCAGACTTCGCATCCTACTGCCAATCCCTTGGCGTCGATCCCGCCGCCGCATCTCCCGAACTGCTGCAGGCTCTGCAGATGGCTTACGCCGAGTCTGTTGAGCCCGCCGAGTCAACCGCACCTTCTCCGCCCCCACCTGCTGGCATGGATGCCGGCGGCGGGGGTCCCGCCCCTATGCCGATGCAATCGGCCCAACCGTCGCCCGAAGTCCCGCAGGACAAGGAAAAGCCCGCTATGGCAAACGCCCATTCGCCCGTCGATCTCGCTGCTGCTGATGTCTCCACCTACCGAGCTGCACTCGCTGCCGAGGTTGAGCGATCCAACCAGGTCCGCGACCTGTGCGCCAAGTTTGGCAGCCCACAAATCAGCATCGACGGCAAAAACGTCGACCTGGCCGCGCATGCGATCGCACACGGTTGGGATCGCGACAAAACCGAACTCGAGGCCCGACGTCACTTGGACCTCGAAGCGACCCGCGAATCACGCCCTCGCGGGCCCGCCATCCACTCTCACTCGCGCGATGAGCGGCAGTCCCTTGACGTGCTACAAGCCGGGATGCTGCTCCGCGCGGGGTGCAACCTCGACTCGAAGCAATTTGAGAACCGATGGGTCAAGGCCAAGTTGCCCAAGTGGCTGCAGGCCGGGATCAACGATCCCATCCGTCAACGCACGATGGACCACGGCCACGCTGCCTCGGACCTGTCGCTGGTCGACGCCTGCCGCCTCGGCTTGCAAGCTCGCGGGCATGATGTTCCCGCCGGACGCATGGACATGATCCAAGCCGCCTTCTCGACTGGTTCCGCTGCCGCTCTGTTCGGTGCAACGATCGGTGCCAAGATGCTCGAATCCTACGCCGAAGTTGACGATTTCTCGGCGGGCTGGTGCAGCGAAGACGAGAACCCCGACCTTGAGCAACACAACCGCAACCGGACCCAAGCGGCCCAGTCGCTGGTCTATCATCCGGTCGGCGGAGAAGCGGCCCACACCGGTCGCGTGGTCACAAGCGAAAAGGCGCAAGTCTATCGCTTTTCTCGTCAGATGAAGATCGACGAGGCCGACGTCCTCGGCGACAACTTCTCAAAGTTCAAAGACACGCCGCGCGACTTCGGTCTCGCCGCTGGTCGCGTTCGCCCGGACATGGTCGCGATGGTGCTGCTCAGCAACCCAACGCTACTGGCGACCGGTCGCGCCCTGTTCAATACCACCGACGGCAACATGGTCGCGTCGGGCAAGGCCCTGCAGCGTTCGACTCTGTCCGAGTTGATCGCCGCGATCCGCAAGCGAAAGGATGGCGACGCCAACCTCGACTTGCCCGTCACGCATGTGATCCTGCCGCCCGATCTGCTTGATACCGCGGTGCAACTGTGCTACTCGGTTGTCATCTCCAACGACAGCGGCGCGGGTGAGATGAACCCGATCAAACAGTACGGGATTACTCCGGTCAGCGAACCGCGATTGTCGACCGGCATGACCCACCCGGTCACCGGCGCCGCGCTCGCGGGATCGACGACCCAGTACTACGGTCTCTCCGACAAGGCACGAACCATCGAAGTCACCTACCTCCAGGGTGCAGGCCGCACCCCGGTCGTTCGATCCGAGACCCTCACCGGTGGCGAGTTCGGACTCGCGATTGACGTTCGCCACTACATCGGAGCAACCGCTCTTGATTGGCGTGGATTCCATCGCTTCAACGCGTAAGGCGGGTCCTGGCACCTTATGAAAATCAAACTCACCACGACGATTTATTTTGACGGCGTGCCGTACCCTGCGGGCTCGATCATCGATCCCGAGGCGATCGGCGCGAACGGCGACGCGATCGTCCATTGGATGTGGGGCGAACAAGTAGACGACGAAACACCCATCGCGATCGTCCCCGTGTTCTCTGACCCAGTTGTCGAGCCAATCGCTGAGCCAATCGCTGGACAAGTTGCCGAACTTTCCCCCGAACTTTCCCCCGAACTTTCCCCCGAACCAATCCCCGAACCGCCACCTGCACCGCGGCGCAAGCGGAAGTAATCCCAAGCCCTCGCGCAAGGAAAAATTGCAATGCC